GCATTTTTAATCTATGCTACGCTTAAAGTTGAATTTAAACAAGTCGCATATGAACAATATGTAGCTTTAATAACATTAACCATAGTAGCATTATATGTTATATGGAGGCCAATTAATTATTTGGTATGTGATAGTAAATGTCCGTACGTAAAATGTGAAAATGAGCCTAAATGTCAAAGAGCAGCCGTTAATGCATTACACACTGTAATGTTTTTGTGTTTTATAACCATGGTTGTATCTCAACTTTTTGTCCCTTATTATAATTATGAAGGAGTCGATGTAGAAAACAAAACGATACCTGGAGCATTTGAACGAAGAATTAATGTTGTATGGAGTAGACCCAACAGTCCTAATGTTGTAGATGTGAAAATATCTGCAAAATTAAATGTAACTGATGGATCTTTTGATTGTATTCGACTTTGTGATAATCAAGAATGTAATCAGACTAAGGCACCTAAGTGTGATTGGTGGTTAGATGCACGAGAAATAATTCCCGGAACACGAGAATTTGTGTGTTTATCAACCCTAATACATAATATAGGAGATACTAATACAGCCCATTGGGGTAAAAATTGGTTCGATGAGTCATGTGTACCTACAGTGACCTTTGAAAAAAATTTTACCAATTTTATGGAATTAAGAAATTATTTATTAGGAATCCCTGGAAAATGGCGTGTTGATAGTTATGATGGACATCATTGGGGTAATTATTATAGAACTGATGAGTATGAAAGTACTGTTATGACTATATATGTACCAACCGTATATCCCCGATATTATTCACAAGCTGGACAAGCTTCACCATTAACAGATAAAAATGTTCATTGGATTTATAATTATACCGGACCCTATTATTTTCAAGGTAGAAATATACAACGTATATCTGGATTGTTATTTCAATCCCTCTACCATACTCTTAAAAATCATCCTGATCAAATTGATGGATATGTTTTTATGTGGTACGTATTTTTAATATATGCCATAGCAATATTTAGACCCACAACACTTAGTAAAAAGTTAAGTGTTTATAAATATTTAATTGAGAATAATGAAAGATTAAATAAAATCCCCCTCACTGGTATGAATCGACAAGCAATTGCTGATTTAATTGCCTTTCAAACATTACACGATTATCAGAAACGATATTATTTGGTAGTTAAAGGAGAGAGTGACTTCGAAACTGTATTTCTAACATTAGAATCACATTTACGTCGCTTTCCAAACTCACCAATAACACGTGAATTCATTGATTATATTGTAATAGTAAGTCGCTTTTATAAAGTAGACGTATTACCATATTGTGTTCGAAAGCAAATTACAAGCGAAGGAAAAGGAAAACAAAAAGGAATAAAAGTTTCTCATCGAAATAGCGGTGCATTAGCAAAAACTAATAATATATCGTTTAAGAAAGCCCCATATACAGTGCAAACTAAAGGAGGAGAAGCGACTTATGATAAAGTTTATTCAGCTAAGGAATTAGTTGATTTGGCTCAACGAGAGAACGTAGATGCAGTGTATTTTACTGCTTTAGTGGAAGGATCTGGATTTAGATCTATAGATGAATTTCACGCTATGGTCGATTATTTTGCTGATCAAGAATATCCAGAAGATTATTATGCCCCTAATTACTATCAAGAAGTAGAAGGAGTAAATAGATATGTAGGACCTAATGGTTCTTGGATAGAAGAAGATCCTTATGAAGAAAATTATGAAGAAGTTGCCGATTATTATGATAACCGAAGAGATGAAGAACAAGATGAACGCGACAGAAGAAACACTGAAACCGAACGTTATTTAGCGTGGAAAGACGAAATAATAGCAAGAGGATTAGTGGATTGGGCAGATTTTGAGAATGAATCAAAACGACCCTCTTTTGCCGTTCTTACTACCGGCTTAATGGCAGAGATTGCTAGTCAGGCTAGACGTGAACCAGTAAAAATGGTTTACAGAAAATTTGACCAAGTAAATTTACCAGTTATTAAGTTTGGATATACCTGTTTGTATTCTTTATTAGTACAAGTAATAGCTATGTCTATGAAATCTAAAGGAATTAAAATCCAATTTTATGATTGTGAAGATAATGACCCAGATAGAATAGCCTTTATTAATGCTTATAAAGTTCCTGTAAAACCTAAACCTGAAAATAAACCAGTGAAAACTAACGAGAAAGCGAAGGAAATACCTAGTATTACTCTGCCGGCACAAATGCAAGTTCCACAAGAACCGAAGATCAAGCGAAAAAATAAAAAAGTTCGTGAAGAATCTATGGATGAACCTGTTAGCTCTCCTAAACCAGAGTCAAAACCGGCACCTAATTCGCAACCCGTTAATGAGATTAAGGAAAGAAAACCTAAATTACCAACGGCTAATAGGACTCAAATTGATGAGTTTTTTCAAGAACCATTTAGTAACGTTCCAAAATTGTATGCAAAATATTATGTACTCAAACGAGATATACAATATGCCAATAATAAGGCAGCTGAAATGAAACGGACACGAATGGAGAATAAAGGGACTGTTATATTAAACCCTAGTAAGCCCGCGATTGTTAAGGAAAATAAATATTCAATGACTCAATTAAAAGACGTGGATAGAGAAGCAAAAATTCCTGGTACTATAACTATACCAACTAAGGAACATGATCGTATAGCTTTTATAATACAATCAGAAGATGCTAACTCTGTTTTACCACCATTTGTATCAGACAAGTTTATGTTACATGCCACACCAGTTAAATTTGGCAATAAAATAGGCGTAGTTACAGCAGAACATGGTTATGAAGAGGCACCCCAAAAATTTGTGATAAAATCACATAGAGGAGGAGTGTTAATAGATAAATCAACTGCTAAAACTGTAGTTTGTGGAATGGATTTAATTTTCATTGAGTGTGCAGTTCCTGGAATGAAAGTATATACCCAACCTGCAGAAATAAAGGATGGTCAAGTTCGAATAATTAAACATGGTGTTGGTGTAGAATGTTGTACAACAAGCATATCGCAAGGTGTGTGGCAAAACAAAATTTACACTGGGCAACTTTTTGAAGCTGAATATAATTCAGTTAGAGGAGATTGTGGAGCACCTGTACTAGATTGTGAAGAACATTTATATGGAATTCATATAGGAACGTACCAGAAAAAGAATTTATTTTCTGCAATTGATTGGGCTGTGTTGGATTTTTAAAGGAAGGCGGGGGTAGTGCGCCTAACAATACACTACCATTTCATCCTATGATAGAAGAGACCCTAACTAATAAAAAACCCTCATTAGAATTTAAATATATGAGATATTGTGGGACATCAGATGTCTGCAAAAATGCAGTACCATCTAGTCCTGTTGAACAAGATGATATGCTATATAGGCGTATTATCCAAAAATATCCCGAGTATACTAAATTAGAAGATATGGCAAAACATTGTACTGCAATAAATAATGCAGAGAGATATATAAAATCTCTAAAGAAGTGTGATGTACCAAATATCAAACCTAATAATGAGGAATGGTTATTAGCTCAAGAATTTACATTTCAAATGCTATCATATTGTGCAGGTTATGGATCATCTTCAAAAGTTGATTATAATCCAAAAGCTTCAAATGGTGTACCATATCAACGAATGAAGGACCCCTCTACAGGAAAACTGTTTAGAAATAAGGGAGAATTCTTAAATTCAGATATAGGTAAAATGGAAGTCGAAAGACTATATACACCAATATTTGGAGTTACTGGAAAAGTAGAATTTCTACCAAAAGAAGATGTAAACCAAAATCAGAAAATGAGAACATATTTTTGTGGAGATACATCATTTGTAACGAAACAAAAAATAATGTATGATAATATGGATGAAAAAATGCTAAACCAAGCAGAAAATTGGAAAAATAATTGGTCACGATATGGATTTACCCGACAGTATGGAGGGTTTGATAGAATGGCCAGAGCTCATATAAAGATGATGGAAGAAAGGTGTGATCGACTTGGAATAGATCGAAAATGGATTAAACACTATACAGGTGATGTGAGTGGATGGGATAGATCTCTACCAGTAATGGAGGAGGTCTATGATGTCCGCGAAAAATTATTTGGCAAAATGACTGAAAGAGAAAAAATCTTACATGATTATATAGCTAAATATATTTGTAAGCCTTATTGTAGTACATTTAGAGGAGAAATATTTCAACGAGATGCAGGAAACTGCTCCGGCAGTGGAAAAACAACTTCAGATAACACAATTGGACATATAATGATAGAATTTTATGTGTTTATTAAGTTGTTTAGAGCTAAACACAATAAATTACCTACTTATGATGATATAATACAAGCTGTTATGGATTCTTTGTATGGTGATGATAATTTCACATCTGTAATATTGAGTGAATGGATTCCAGAAGAAGTTTTAACCGATAATATGGACGCAATGGAAGAATGGTATCTACAACGATATCAGGAAATTTATGCTGAATTTGGGTTAGTTATAAAGAAATCACAATTTTTTATGGCAAATACACCCGAAGGGTTAGAATTTTTAGGAGGAACACTATATTATAGTTCTAAAAAGAAAGCCTGGTTAGCAATACCTCGAATATCGAAGGTAGCCACCACCTTAATCAAATTATTGGAAAGTGAAAGAGACATGCAGCAATATTGCTCTATAGTCGAAGCAGCATATGCTTTAACTTGGGGCATTGAAACTGATGAATGTCGATTAATACAGTCCTATTTAAAAGTTTTGGCACAAGAAATTCTGGATGATGAGCAATCAGCATCGGAACTTGCGTCCACAAACTTACAATTTCTCGTTAGTGTAGTTCTTGGACGGGTAGACGGAGGAAACTTAGTTCTAGGCCGAGAATCTCATATTTTCGTAAAGCCGGAAGGTAAATTTTTTTTTTATGAGAAACAATCCAAGAGGGAAAGGGAGGGTTTTAAAAGCGAGATGAATAAATTAGAAAAATATACATACTCAAGTGTAATTGATTACAAAGGGAAAGTAATTGAACTTTGTACTAAATTTTCTCTTACACCACCAAATTATCCTTGTGATAAACAAGGACCAGACCATAATCCTGTTTTTAACTGTGAAACAAAGTTTCAAGCAGTTATTTTTAAGGGAAGTGGTCATTCACGAAAGGCAGCTGAGCATCAAACAGCTTATAAAATATTTTGTTTTATATTAGATGCATCTTCTGCGGGTAAATTTGTACTACCACCTAGTAAGAAAACTAGCGAAAAGCTAGATACTATAGTGCAACCTTTACTTAAAAGTGTAAATGGTGGAATGAGAGTTAGCATGACAGATAAACAAATTAATCATGCGGGAATTCTACGAGTTTCCCAATCAGGTATTCTTCCTGAAGAAAAAAGAACAAAGGAATTGTTAATTCCTAATTTAAACCAAGGTGGTATATCTGTACCAAAATCATTTGGCCAATCAGCCTATGATATGACAAAAATAAGTCTAGAAGTAGATGATATTGATGTTGATCATAGACGAAAATTAATTAAAAAATTTTTTAAAATGGTTAGAGATTTTAGAGCAAGTATGGATAGTGACTGCTATGAAGAAATGGAAGTTAATCCGTTATTCACGATAATGACAAGTGACAAACAAGATGCCATAGGAAAAATATGTAGATTTCTAGAAATAGAAAACGAAAATGGTTTCAAGGCCTGTACGGCGTTTTATCATGAATTAAGAAACTTCATTGGACCTAGACCAGCCCCAGATAATTGGGTGACTAAATTAGTTTATAGTACTAATGATAATTCTTCAGCGGCACGATTAGCCACAATGTTTAAAGAAGGAGGATTCAATCCTTATGGCAATGGTCAACAATCTCAGAAATATACCATAATGCAACCAATGACCCAACTAATTAATGGGGTATGGATGTGTACATCAACATGTCTAGTACCAAACCCATTAGTAATTATTGGAACTGGTGCCGATCAGGCATCAGCGTTCGATGATTGGGTATCAAAGGTAATTGCAACATTTGAAAAATGGCGTCCCCAAGTGGCACTACCATTTTTAAAAAAATTGAGAACGTTACCACCACCCCCAACAGACCATCCACTATATTATTTATGGCAGGATGAATCAAATGTAGAAGGATTCGTGCAAGAATTTTTTGAAGGGTATAACCCCTATGGAAATGGACAACCTGTCCTTAAAAAGAAAAATTGGATCGCATTGAATAATAAAAGGATATTGGGAAAATCCCCAAAAGAAGTAGACTTAATGTACAATAAGTATGTTAAACAACGACAAGCTAGTAACCAACTTGCTATGAATAAGAAAGGTGAAAAGAAAGTAGTACAATCGCAGATTGGAACCATGAAACCCACCACCTATAAAGGAGTTGCAGTGAAATCAGTAACAGGTCAGAAAGACAGAGATATAATTAAAATGTCAACCTGTGCTAAATTTTACGCAGCCGCATTAGCATGTCCGTATTGGTGGCTAGACAAATCTTGTCATAAAAAAGTCGCCTCTCTTGGGATATTACCCACTGAAAATCCATGTATACCAACCCAACCCCCATTAATCAGTAGAAAGTTTTATGCTTTTTCAAGAATTGTAGTAGGAGTACAAGCCAATGGAAATGCACATATTGCATTTGCCCCTAAACGACTTGGAAATGATTACGGTCCAGGGGACTCATTTTGTCCCATAATAGCTACAACATCTGCAACAACATTCCCATCGGGATTTCCATTGTTAGATGATGGAGGAATATATTCTGGTGCTACTTATAATCTGAACACAGACTATGATAGTGCTAATTTATTAGTTAACCCATTGGGTGAAGGTGTACAATATCGAATTGTCGCAGCCGGATTAAGAGCACGATATATAGGGAGATTACTAGATGAAGCAGGAATAGTTCATTGTGTAATAGATCCCGATCATTACTCTTTGTCTGGAATGACAATAGCAGATATTGGATCAATGGAGACATATTTTAATATGCCACTTACTCAAACTGAGTGGGTAACATTAACTTATACTCCAGTTGCCCAAGAAGAATTTGAATTTCAATGTGACCCAACAATAAATCCTCTACAAAATGTAGGACGGTCAACAAACCAACATTATATGGGTATGGCATTCACAGGTTTAGCACCAGGAGATAATATCTCATGTGAAGTAGTTGTACATTATGAAGCAATCGGAAGAACAGTACGAGGAAAGACTTCAACACCAAGTGATGTAGTTGGAACCGGAATAGTATTAGGAGCTATTGGGGCTGGAAAACAATTAGAAAATCAAGATCCAAACAAATCAGTAAGTTCGTTATTAAACGCAGTATTACCAACAATAACTACTGACTCAGTGGCACAAGCTGCTGGAGGTTTGGCAAAATTGCTTTTCTAATGTCAAATAGAAAAAGAAAC